CGGTACGCACCGCAAGCGTACCTCAACGGCGACGTCGAGACGCTGGCGAGAATCCACAACGGCGGGCCGCACGGCGCGCTGAAGCCGCAGACTAAGGCATACTGGTATCGCGTGCGGAGGGCCATGCAATGACCCGCCCCGCCCTAATCCGCCCCGGTCGTCCTGCGACTGGGGCAGCCAAGGTCATGATACCCTGGCGGGTGTCGCCCAGACTAATCGAGCGACTAAAGTGGGCCGCGCTGCGCAAGCAGACTACGCCCGCGCAACTCTTGGCTGACGTGATCAGCCGCAACTGTCCGCCTGTATGAAACTCGAATTTGGCCGAGTTTATCTTCAGCGGACGATAGTTCATCAGCAGCGAGTCACGTTTGAAATCGATTCGAACAACCCCGCAGACGTCAATATGTTCGACCAATGTTCGGAGCGTCCGTGTTCTGTATTTGGCCATCCCCAGTTTAGTCGGATTCAAAACGATTACCAGCCAGGCAGGTGCCCGACCACGACCGGTCTCCTGTGCCGCGAGACGGCGAACGTGCCCGGCGTAATCTGGCTTCAGTCTGTGTATTTTTGCCCGCAGTCCTTAGAGTTTTGGACGCCGCCATATCCCCAAGATTGGGATTGGCGCAAAAAGGAACCATGGGACGCGCTGCAGGATCAATACAACCAGCTGCGAGTCAACAAGACCGGGACAGCAGCGAAGCTAAAGTTCTGGGACGTCGCTCTTGCGTATGCGGAAAAACACAAAGGCTCGCCGGCCTTCAGGCTGCGCCGCCTAGATAGACCATTTCGCATCCGCGACGAACAGTGCGTCGGCCCGTGGGGCTTCACCGAAGATCATTTGAAGTACATGGACGGCGCCGCCGAGGCTTACCAGCTTAAGCGATGGCTCCACGGCTTGCCATCTTCCCATGATAAACCCAAGGACGTGATGCGAAGGGCCGCGCGACGCCGACTAATCAAGGACCGCGCGACAGCGAGCGACGTTGAATTTTTCAAGACTCTGTTCGGCGCATCGCAGGTGATGCGCTGGATCAAGGAAGCAAACAACAAAACAACTCATGCAACTAGCAACGAACAATACCGTAGGGCTATCTGAAGCAATCGAATCGATCAACGACCTGATGATTCGCGGGATGGAAGCTTGGAAATCGGCGGGCAGGATTGTCGCTGACCTTGTGGACCGTGACGCCGATGTCATTGACCGCATCGTTCAACTCTCGCCGATGCTCACCAAGGGAATACTGCGCTCGCTTGAGCGCATCGGGCGGGATGAACTTGTCCCCGAACTGCTGCTCAAGAACGGCCTGGCCTACGCCAAGCTGCGCGAACTGCCGGTGCAGACGCAACGACGCCTTTTGAGAGAACCCGTTCCGCTCCTGATCGAGACCTCTAGCGGAGTTGATACGCTGAACGTATCGCTTGATGCGCTCTCGCCGCAGCAGGTGCGGCAAGTGTTTTCGCACGACGGCGTGCGGACGCCAGCGGAGCAGCGGGCGTGGATGGTTCGCAATGTTCGCCCCATTGACTATCCCGAAGCGGAGCGCCTGCCGTATGAGATCCACGCAAAGACCGTAACTTTCGTGAGACCGTGCAAGCTCAACAAGAGCGACATCGCCGCAATTCTGGCTCGTCTATGACCACCACAATCCAGACCGCCAAGATCTCACTCGTCTTGCCGTCACACACCCTCAACGCGCTCCGAGCCATTGCGGTCCAGCGCCAGATCAGCCTGTCCGACATCGTCCGCGAGGCGATCCGCCGGATGCTGGAGGGCCAGTCATGACCACCGCCGCGCTGATCATCGGCATCGCGTCGCTGGTCTGCTCTGTCTGGCTCATCATCGCCGCGCGCCGGATGTACCGCTCACGCCGCCGTCAACGTCTCGCCGCAATCTTTAATCCTATTGCCTCCCATGTACGACGAACCGAACGCCGCCGCTAGCTGCCTGGCCTTTTTCGAGCGCGCAATGGCGCGAGAGAAAGTGCTCGCCGCGTCCCGCGAAAGGGCGCGACTTGAGATGCAAGGCGCGATCAAGAAGATGCTGCCTGCGGTCAAGCCTGAGCGCGCCAGGCCGCAGCGTGGAAAGCCGATGGAGTACAAGATCAAGCCGACGCCGGAGCAACTGGCGCTGTTCGACAAGGCCGACGCCGAACGCTGGACGCTGAAGCAACTCGCCGCTGCGGTGGGCTGGAGTGTGTCGAAGGTGTGGATCCTGCGGACCGAGCGAGATCACCAGCGCAAGACAGCGCGGCTCAGAGCACATCGCCGCAAGTACGGCCCCGGCCACGGCAAGCCTGCCCCGCCTGCGACTGCCGCAATCAAGAACGGTCGGCGCACGGTCGTTCTCACGCCTGACATCGTCGAGTGGTTCGGCCATGCCATCGATACCAACCTCCACGTCGACGAGATCTGCGCGAAGGTCGGCATTGCCCGAAAGACATTTTACCAATGGCGACTGCACTACTGGCACGATAAGAACTTTCTGCGCGACCGCATGAAAGAGACTGAACAACTTGAAGCAGCCCGAGGCTAATTTTCCCCGTCAGAACAACCCAACGTTAGATAACACAGACACCCATGAAGAACCCTGCGAAACAACTCAACGACGCCTTGATGGCCGGATACGCGGACATGAAGATGGCGTTTCCCGACGCTGACCAAGTCACGGTTAATGCGTCTGTATTCCATGGCCGCGTCAGCGTCCACGTCTCAGCATGCTACGGCACCGTGTGGACCACGTCGGTAGCTACTGAGACTGCAACCTTTGAGGACGCGATTGCCGCGCTCAAATCCAAGACCGCCGACACCGCCGCGCTCCGAGCCGAAGCCGCTGCGCTGATCGCTCGCGCTAACAAGCTGGAGGGCCGCGCATGATCCCGCTGATCTCCGTCAGTCAGTTCACTCCCGGCCAAGCCTGCGCCGTTGCAGGCATGACTGCCGACGCCTACCGCGCGCAGGACGGGCTTACTCAGTCCGACCTCAACCGCTTCGCTGAGTCGCCTGCGCTGTTCCGTTACACCGAGACCGAGCAGACCGAGGCGATGCAACACGGGACTGCGCTGCATGCGCTCATGCTGGAAGACCGCCGCGAGTATGTCATCCGCCCTGCGACATACGGACCGGACGCCAAGCCGTGGCACGGTGCGGCGAAGGAGTGCAAAGAGTGGAACGCCGCGCACGCTGACCGACTTGTCCTGTCCGCAGCCGATGCCGACGCGCTGGAGTCTGCTGCACGCCACGCGCGCGCCCATGAACTGGTCAGCCATCTCCTGACCGGAGCGCACACAGAGCTGTCTGTTTTCGGCTGCTCGCAAGCTGGCCTGATCTGGGGCAAAGGTCGCATGGATGCCGTGAACTTTCGCGGCGACCGTGTGCAGGTGGTGGACATCAAGAAGGCGCAGGACGCGCGACTGTCTGCATTCTCGCGGACTGTTCTGCAGCGGGGCTACCATATCCAGGCTGCGTGGTATCGCCGCCTAATCCGCCAGTTCGTCGAGAAGACCGTGATGCACGAACACTGGCTAGTCGCGGTCGAGATCGACCCGATCCCGCGAGTGAACGTCTGGAAGCTCGCACCGGAAGCGATCGACTACGCGGATGCTGAGATCGACAAGCTGCTTGAGACATTGGCTGAGTGCCGCGCAACTGGGCGCTGGCCGGACTACCACGACAAGGACATCGGCCTGATGGGCACGATTGATCTGCCGCGCTGGGTGTACGGCGACGAAGAACAGCTCACGGGTTTGACGAAAGGAGGTGCGGCATGAGCACGACACCACGCACAGACGCAGCGCGATACACCGACGATCATTGCGGCATGGAGCCGGATCCAAACGGCGACTGGGTGCGCGTCGAGGTAGCAGCTGCGCTTGAAACTGAACTGTACGCGGCCAACGGAACCAGCGCGATTCACGCCGAGTTCGGCCAGGCTGTCGCGCGGTGGAATGAAGAGCGCGAATATCTGCTCGGCCGCATCAAGAAAATGGCTGAACAAATCCACGACCTCAAAAGCGAACTGTACGGAGCGGTAGACCCGCGAAAGGTATCGATCACCTATACGCCGTCCGTATCGACTGGCTGGGAGGACCACAAATCATGAGCACCGACGAACAGTCCAACGCCAAAGAACCCAAGATCTTTACGGGCTTGTCCGGTATGCTGCGGACCTCGCCATGGCTGGCCAGCGAGGATCTGGTTGGCTTAGGCGACGTGCCAGCCGAGATCGAGGACGTGCTGCTCTACGACGAGGTAGCGTTCGACAAGGGCCGGAAGGAGAAGAACGTCCCGGCCTTGAAGTTCAAGGGCAAGGCCAAGCAGTTGGTCCTGCGCACGTCAGCTAACCGCCGCTCGCTCGTGCGTATGTTCGGCGCGAACACGCAGGCATGGCGAGGGAAGACCATCTACATTTACCACGACCCCGAGGTCCGCTTCGGCGGCCGTGCAGTTGGCGGAATCAGAATCAAGGAGATCCAATCATGAGTAACCAATACATGAAAGAGTTTTTCTTCGTCGCTGCTTTGGTTGCCACTGCGTTCGCCATCGCCCGTGGCCTAGGGGTGTTGTTTATGGGTGCAGAGCTGCGGGAAAAGTCCGACCTAGTTCATTTCTTTTTGTTTGCGATTTACACCGCCTGCGCGTGGGTCGGGTACTGCATAGCAAAGCCGTGAACATCATTCAAATCAAGGAGATCACATCATGAATGGACAATACGACAACGAGCTGACTTTTCGGCTCTTCAAAAACGACAAGGGCGAGAACCCGAAGCGCCCAGACTATCGCGGCGAGTGCCAAGTCGGAGGCGTGACGTACAAGCTGTCCGGCTGGGTCAGCGAGGTGAAGTCAGGCCAGAACGCGGGCAGCAAATACATTCGCGGCAAGATCGAGCGCAAGGACCCAGTCGCGCCGCCAGTCAGCGTCGAGGGCAGAACGGCGTTTCTGCCCGGTGCTGCGCAGCCTGTTAACACGGAGGACGTGCCGTTTTGAAAACGATAATCGCAATTGACCCTGGCGCATCTGGTGCCTTGGCGTATCACGCCGCAACGGATAAAGGCAGCGTTGTAGGCCACAATCCCGGCCTCGACATTCAAGCGCTGCACGTCCTCAACGACAACAGCAGCAACATCGTCGCCTACGTCGAGCAGGTCGGAGGCTACATCGGCAAGCCGCAGCCCGGTTCAGCCATGTTCAAATTCGGCACGAGCTACGGTCGCGCACTCGGCGCACTTGAGGCGCTGCGGATCCGCACTGTGCTGGTCAGGCCGCAGACGTGGCAGAAGACGATCGGCCTTGGCTCAACGCTGAAGGGACCAGAACGGAAGCGCGCACTGCGCGACATTGCCAAGCGGCTTTATCCCAGCCACAATGTGACGCTGGCGAACTGTGATGCGCTGCTCATCTTGGAGCACGCGATACAGGCCGAGGCTCAGCGGGAAAGGGGTGCGACGTGAAATACCGAATCAAGTTTCATGGCATCCACAAATGGCGCGACTTCGAGTATTTTGCGCTGCAAGAGCGACGCTGGTGGGGGTGGAAAACGCTCGGCGTTGCTACGCTTGGGCGGGTTGAATCGCTCCGCAAGGATCTGATGCGGCTCGACCTCACCGAGGCCACGATGGCGGACCCCACGAAATGGAAAGGAGAGAAGCCATGACCTCCACCGACTGGCTCCGCATCGGCCTCGCCGCTGCCGTGGCTGTTCTGATCTGGTGGCTGGCACAGGAGGAAAACCAATGAACACACCTATCTATCGACTCGACGACGAACTGAAAGAAGCCCTCGCGCTCCACTCCAAGTGGCTCGGTGGCGATCCGTCCGGCAAGCGGCTGGACTTCGCAGGCGGCTCGCTGACTAATCACGATTTGGCCTGGGCCGATCTGCGCGAGGCCATCCTCGACCGCTGCGATCTGAGCGGCTCCAACTTACAGGGCGCACAACTGAACGAGGCTAATCTGTTCGGAGCCAACCTGACCAACTGCGACCTTGAGTCGGCGGACCTGCGCTGGGCTGATCTGCGCAGGGCTAATCTGACCGGGGCCAAGCTGAAAGGCGCACGGATGGCCGGGGCTGCACTGGCTCAGGCTGTGGACGTTGACGGGCTGGCCATTGACGAGCCGCGCACGGAAGGAGCCGCGCCGTGAACAACGCACACAAAGCCGCCCAACTCGTCCTAGGCGACCGCAACGAAACATACGGTGATCCCGCCGACGATTACGCCAAGGTCGCTAAGATCTGGTCTGGCCTGCTCAACCCCATTCTGCGCCGCGACATCACGCCCAGCGAGGCGATCATCATGATGGTCGGACTCAAGCTCGCCCGCGAAATGCACCGCCCGAAGCCGGACAACATCGTCGACGCCCACGGCTACCTGCTTTGCTATGACTGGGCGAGGACGGGGCAGAAGCCGACGACGGAGGAGCAGCGATGACATGGATACTACCCAAGCAATTACACACGTCTCCCTTTGTGCCGGCTACGGAGGCATTGATCTCGGACTTAAGCGAGCAATCCCAAATCTGCGCACAGTCGCTTTTAGCGAGATCGAAGGTTTTGCCGTCGCGAACTTGGTCGCAAAAATGGAAGCGGGACAGCTGGACCCAGCACCTGTCTGGACGGATCTTAAAACATTCCCTTGGTCAGGATTTCGTGACCGCGTGGACATCCTCTCTGGCGGTTATCCCTGCCAGCCATTCAGCGCCGCCGGAAAACGCAGAGGCAAAGACGACCCAAGGCACCTCTGGCCGTGGATCGCAGATGGAATTCGACTCATGCGCCCTGGAGTCTGCTTCTTTGAAAACGTCGAAGGACACATCAGCCTTGGACTCCGAGAAGTCGTTGAAGAACTGGCAAGCATTGGTTACGAAACGACGTGGGGAATATTTAGCGCGTCTGAAGTCGGCGCGCCTCACCAGCGCAAGCGGGTCTTCATCCTGGCCCACAGCAAATGCGCGGGACTGGAAGGATTCCGGCGCTTCGCAGGGCAATCGAGTCGCGCCCAATTTAGGGACTGCGGTGCATCGCGCTGGCCCAGCCGCCCCGGCCAACCCCAGCACGAATGGGAGCCGCCCAGAGTCGTGGGCAACACCGAGAACCGGCATGGCGAGGGGCAACAACTTCACCTACGACAGAGGCCGAGGCAATATCGAGGAGCAAGCGGGGGCGAGCGTGACTGGCGGAGGCAAGCTGAACCCGCGATGGGTGGAGACGCTCATGGGCCTTCCCGTAGGCTGGACTATGCCGAGCTGTGCGTCACCTGTGACAATCGAACTGATGAACTCAGGCTCCTCGGAAACGGAGTCGTCCCTGCCACCGCTGAACGAGCATTCAGAACGCTAATGAACCAACTTGAAACGCCATGAACCAGACCACCTTTGAATCATCCGGCGCTGGTCTGACCCAGAACGACCGCATCCTAACGCGCCTGTGCCAGGCCGTGGGCGAGTGGGTCAGCCTGCCAGACCTCGTCGCCTGCTCTGGTGCGTATGCGGTACACTCGCGCGTGGCTGATCTGCGCAAGGCTGGGTACGTCATCGAGCAGGAGAGTGTGCGGCGCAGCGGGAAGGTTCACTCCTTTTACCGACTGGTCTGCATGCTGGACAGCTGAACGAGTCGCGCTAAACGTTGAGCAACGGGCCGTGAGAAAGCCCAAGCCAGATATGACCAACACCATCACACTTTGCCCGCCCGCGCGGAGGAACTGGCCATCTGGCGCCAATTTCTCACCCTTCGCGTTGGCGGGTCTTTTTTGGTCATGAAACCTCCTGCATTCCAGTTTTACGCGGATGACTTTTTGGCTGGCGTCGCTGACATGACGCAAGCCGAGGTCGGTGCGTATGTCCTTCTCCTATGCCACCAATGGAACCGCGGTTCAGCCCCGGTTGAACCGGAGCGTCAACAGCTGTTGGCCAAGGGTTCGGTCTCGGCTCACGTCTTAGCAAAGTTCAAGCTGCAAGAAGACGGCACGCTGAAGAACGAGCGGCTGGAACGGGAGCGTGAAAAACAGGCTCGTTACCGGGCGTCACAGTCGGAAAAGGGTCGCCTGTCTGCAGAATCCAGACGTGAACCACGGCTCAACCACGGTTTAAACAACGGTTCAACCGCGGTTCAACCCAGCGTCAACCCTCCGTCTCCGTCTCCGTCTCCAAGTAATACCCCTATAGTCCCCAGCGACACGCTCACGATTTACGAGGCGTACCCGCGCAAGGTCGGCCGCGACGCGGCCTTGAAAGCGATTGCCAAGGCCCAGAAGCAACTGTCAGCCGCCGAACTGCTCGCCAAGGTCAAAGCCTACGCCTACGCAACCGCCCGCTGGTCGGACGACGACCGCAAGTTCATTCCGCATCCCGCAACGTGGTTCAATCGCGGCTCCTACCACGACGACCCCGCGACGTGGATCCGTGGCAACTCAGCGCAAACCGAGATCCGCACGCGCGTCCTTGACCTGTCATGACCACTCCCGGCCACAATCCAACCATCGAGCAACGGCTCGTGTCGGCCTGCATCGTCGCAGGACCGCAGGGCTTCGCTCACGCAGCAGGCGAGGGCATCACGCCTGATCACTTCACGGACCCCGTGGCCCGTGCGTGTTGGCGCGCTGGCACGGTATGCGTCACCGAAGGCACGCATCCTGACGCTGCTGGCATCTACCGCGCGATTGCTGGCCTAGACGGCGAGGCGAAACCGTCTGCCGTGGACATCGCCAACCTTGAGCAGGTCGAGGCGACCAGCGTACATCTGCGCCGCCTAACGTCGGACGTGATTGACCTGTACCGCCGCCGCCGACTGATCGCCTCAATGACGGCTGGGCTGGATGCCGCCCGCAGCATCTCCGCGAAGGAATGGGGCGACGTGTGGTCGGGCGTGGAGCCGCACATCCGCTCTGCTCAGGACATCACTGCCGGGGCCAAGACGCGCAGCCTCGCGGAGGTCGCAGCCAACGCCAAGCGGCTCTTACTGAACCCCGAGATCAACGACGCCGTGCCGTCCCACTGCCCGAGGTGGGACGAAGCCGCGACACCGTGCCGCGCGGGTCAGCTGATCGTCATTGCCGGACGACCTGGGGCAGGCAAGAGCGCGTTCGCTGGTCAGGTCGCTCACGCCATCGCGCAGCAGGCCACGACCGCCTTTTTCAGTTTGGAGATGAGCGCCGAGGAGATCCTGACGCGCCTAGCTCGGCTGCGAACGAATCCGGCTCCGCTCTGGCCTGAGAACATCGCCAAGCAGCTGGACGCGCTGGGGCAGATGTCCACGCTCAAGATCTACGAGGTCGAGCACGCCCGCACCGTGGCGCAGATTGAGGCCGCCTGTCGCCTGCTCGCAGCGTCGCCGGCTGGCCTAGGGGCAGTCGTGATTGACTATCTGCAGCTAGTCACGCCGCCCGCCGGGATGTCGCGGGAGAACCGCGAACAGCAGGTGGCAGCGATGTCGCGCGCGTTTAAGCTGCTTGCGAGGACGCTGAAGGTGCCTGTTTTCCTGCTCGCCCAGCTAAACCGCGAGGTGGAGAAGGACGCTAAACGTCGCAAGCCTCGGCTCTCGGATCTGCGCGAGTCTGGGGCCATCGAGCAGGACGCTGACCGGGTCTGGTTCTTGTACCCAGCGAACGAGGACGCAGCGCACGAGGGGCGACATCTTGAGGTGATGCTGTATCAGGCGAAATGCCGCAACGGTCCCGCTGGGCTGGAGGCGCCGTACATCTTTGACCGCGTCGGGATGAGATTTGCTCCCGCCAAAACTGCCAAGAGCCAAGATTTCCCGTGAGTCTGCACGATTGACCCAGCGTTTTGACGCGTTACGCATGAAGCGTGACGGGTAAACCGAAAATGATCAGCAACCATGCGTGGGCGAAACACCAAAAGCTCACGCAGAAACTAAAAGCGAGGAACGGAACGTGGCTAATGAAAAAGAACTAGAGGCGCTGCGACTGACTAGCCGCGCACTGCGGGCTATCACTCAGCTGGAGGCGCACAAGAAGAGCGTTACTGGCGAGTACAACGAACGGATCAAGCGGCTGAAAAAGATTATCGCGGCGATCCAAGCGCGTGGTGAACTGGGCGTGTTGCCCTTGGAGGGAATGGACGGTGTCTGCCTCACCGAGGATGACGAGCGGCTGATCGCCAATCCGAGCGAGGGGCTCTGAGCCATGATCACTTATTCGCTCGGTCATGAGCCAGTGAATAGGCGTGGGGCAACTGAACTGAGCGACCTCGCGAAACTCAGTTCCGAGATTTGTGAGCGACTGCTTGAGATGGAGAGCCTGAAGAAGTGCAGCGCATCTAAGTTCGTGCAGTCCCTGTCGGCCATTGCCCAGGCGTCGAACACGGCGAGCGCCCACGCAGCATTTAAGACGTTGCTGCACGTTGGGTGTGGGCAGACTGACATCATCGTGGCTAGCTACGAACAGCAGATCAAGGGCAGTCAGTACGGCAGGCAACGCGGCTGCTCACGGCAAGCTCTGCACTGGCAGCTGACCGATGAGGTGCGCGTGATCAAGCCGCACTTTGCGCCCATGGCCGCGATCCTTGAGGGGCTGCGCGACAGTGTGCTGAATCACGAAGACGCCATGAGCGCGGCTGACGGGCTGAGACGGGCAGGAGAACGCGACGATGAATGACATACCTCTGCACCTGTTGCCGTCGATTAAGACGGCGCTGGGTACGCTGTACCTCAAGCTGTCGCGCGAGGATGCTGAGAAGCGTGTCGCTGCGCTGAGGGTCAAGGCCGACCAAGCCTCAGCCGCATATGACGACGCATGGGATGCCTACATGGCTGCGCTCACTAGGTCGCCACGGCAGCCTAAGCTGGTTGCCTCGCTCGAGGCTAA